GCTTGCTGATCGATCCGCTGCTGTAGTGCGTTAACTGCCTTGCCGCTTAAATCAGGATCGGCTACATCTTGCGGCACACCAGCATTCGCCACATCTTCAACCGCCTGTCGTGATAGCTCAATCGATGTCATCAATGCGACAGGTAGCGGCTGTTCTGGCATCTCGCCAACAGCGCCCATCGGCAATGGATTGCCTGACGCATCAAAGCGGTTTTGAAGCAGATATGGGTAGTTGTTCTCGGCACCGCTTTCCGAGTACATATCTTCAAAGCCCTGAAGCTGTTCAGGGGTAAAGATCGGCTTTCGTCTGGGTGATCTTGAGACAATGTCAGCCAAGTAGCTGAGCTGGAAATTACGCAAACGCTGAGGGTCTTTAGCTAAGCGTGTAATGCCTTCAAAGACCTCTTCACCTTCAACAAAGGCGCGCTCGCCATACATCGGCACGATTGGAATCTGATCGCCAGCAATGACGGCTTCATCAAGAATCCTTTCGCCCGAGCAGATGTAACGCTTAACCTGCCAACGCTCGATTTTTCGTTCATCAACAATGCTGTAACCACTGTCAATCAGATCGTCCATTGCTGTTGCTAAATCTGATCTGAGCAGCTTCATTTGCTGATTGAAAATGTCGGTTAATGTGATAACCACATCTTCAACTTTTTCGCGCTCGTAGATTGTCGCAACATAGATTTGCTTATCACCCGACACCCAAAAAAAGTTGCCTGAGGTTTCCGGTGATCCAAAGTTAGAGATGCTGATCTCGTCCGGCTCTTCGCCCGTCAGCTCCTCAACAAGCTGCTTGTAACCCTCTTCGGTGTAGCTTGTGAGTATCGATACATGGCGTGCATCAGACTTGTCTAAGCGCTTGGCGTTGGCGTCCCAAAAGACTGTATTCACCGCCTCTGGGATAAAGCGCCTGCGAATTACCTGGCGATCGTCACCAGCGCGATTAGATACATAGTCCGTGTATAGCTCCCATGCGCCAAAACCGCATACAACCGCATCTTGCGCAGCATAGCTGTAAGCCTCCTCACTGCTGAGTTGTCTATCATCCGTTCGATAAAGGCCATCGAGCACTTCTGCACCGTCTTCCCGAGATTCATCCACCGGCTGGAAGTCGATGCTGACTTGATTCTCTCTAAGCTGAGAGAGTATCTGCCGCCCTGCTTTTCGCAGCACATCAAACTGACCGCGATAGGCCAACTGGCTATCATCGATCATGGCATCGTCCCACTGAGTTACATGGTAAAACACCAGGTCATCACTGGCCTTTTCTCGCGTGTCTTGGCCGTGGCAAAAATCGCGATCAAATTTATTTTTTAGCTCGATCAGCTTATCTTCCTGATCCATTATCTACTCCGGATTGGCTTGATTGCCTGGGGTCGCCTAACCTGCTGCATTGCAACAGCCGGCAAGCGTAGACACATCATCACACTGTCGGCCAAGTTTGGCGACTTGATGTTAAATTTAGACTTCATTGCGTCTTTTGTGTATAGCTCAAAAAGCCCGTTAGCGTTGGGCTTCACTGGCATTCGGCAGACCTCTGAGCGCAGTTTCTGAAGGCATTTGATGTCACTGCTAAACGATATTAGATCATCGGGATTGTGATACTCGCCATGCTCGACCGCTCGCCACGTCTTATAGCAGCGTTCTCTGAGCTGATAGTAATACTGAGCGCGTTTATTTCTCACGGTGTCTTTCGTCATTCGCTGCCCAGCAATGGGCGTGCTCAAACTCGGTTCAAATATCGATTCTGGATTGTCGGGAGACTCTGAGCCGCGAAACTGGATCACTCGCCTTGTGTGGCCTTTGAACGCCTGCTCGACTTGTCTCGTTAAGCTAATACCGAGCCCGTCCGCATCCCAGATAAAGGCATCAGCATCCATCTGTATTGCCAAGCCAGTTGCCCAGTCTGCGCCTTCGTTGACTGTGCCTGTGGTCATCTCCTGCACATCGAGGAATACTGAGCCATGCCGGAAAGCATAACCTTTGCTGTCACCACCTTGATCACTTGGATCATGTGACGCAACGCGAGCACCAATGGGTTTAAAGCCAAGTTTTAAATGAGAATCGATGCAGCTGTCGAACCATTCGGCTTGTATCAACGAACCAGGTACTGAGTCATTGAATGCTGCCTCCCACACCCAATCGTATGTTGCGCGAGGAAGATTTTTGAAGTCCCAAAGCCTTTCCCTCTCCAATTCTTCGGGAAACCACGGGTTGTCGCTATGGTTAAGCATGATAATCAAATGATCATCATCTTCATAAAATCCATTGCCAAATAATGCATCTTGAAAAGGTAGGATAAACCTCTTGGAAAACGGGTCTTCAGATGATTGCGGATTTCCTGTGAACCACAGTTCAGAGCCTTTCTCTCTGATCGTTGGCGTAAGCATTTTCAGGCTTTCCTCAGACAAGAATTGCGACTCCTCACACCACGCTACATTGAAGCCATGCGAAGACTTTACGGACTGAGGGTTTCTGGATATGCCCATGAATTTAAATTCGCCGCCGTTCTCATGCTCAATGTGCGAGCGTAATATGGTGAACTCATCTAATCCCATGCGCTCAATGTGATGCTCGATCAGACTTTTAACCGAGTCATCCAGTGATGATTGAAATTCACGCAGGCATAGAATCTTTAACCCAGCATCATCGACCATCGATATGAGTAGCTGAGAAACAGACTCGGATTTTCCGCCACCCCTTCCGCCTACAATCACTTTGTAGCGCTTCGGGTGGCATAACCGCTCAAGCTTTTTTGGTATTTGTATCTTTAATGCTTCTTGCATATTGATAGCCAACAGGCCTTATTAGCGCTTCTTCTACTGTCCACCCAAGCTTTTTTACCCTATCTAGAACTCTTTGATATTTTGCGTTGTAAATAGAGCACCATTCCACTAATGTCTTTTCGCTTCCGTTGATTTCAAAAAAAATATTTCTTCTTGTATTTCTGCATTGCATTTTCTGTGTTGCCCACCTGCAGTTTTCGGGCTCGTAGTGTCCATCAACATTGATTCTATCAAGTGTGTATCCATTGCTAGGCCTTGGGCCAACATCATCGACAAATGCATCAAAGCTTTTTTCCCACCTTTTGCATACTTTTATGCCTCTATGCCCATAATTTTTATATGAGCCATTTCTATGGTCATTGCACCTCCGCAGCATGTCATACCATGTTTGGAACAATGGGTGGCCAACATTGCCGTGCGTGGTGTTTCTCTTTATCGCTCGCTCTCTGCTCTTCTTTATTCTTCTGCAGCCGCAGGACTTAACTGCGCCACCTTGAAAATGGTTGACTGTAACTATAATTTTGTTTCCACAGTCACATAAAAGCTCAAGGCATGGCCTGCCCTTGGATTTATCGTCAAAAACCTCTCCACTGATGACTGTAAGGTTGTAACAACGATCACCAGCCTTAAATCCATACCTTTTAATTAATCGCTGCCTCCTGAGAGCATCACGAAGACAACCGCATGATTTTGACTTTCCTGTGTTTAATTCTGAAAATGTCTTTGTTTTTTCTGTTCCGCAATCACAAACAACATTAAACGAATTAGCTCCTTTTCCTGTATTTATGATCTCAGAAACAACTGTCCATCTATTGAATTTATCTCCAATGGAGACATCTCTGGCGCTTGATACCATCTGCAACCCCTCAATCATAAGGTTATCAATCTGAAGTGATGCGCCAGTGGGTGATTGAAGTCCACGTTCAGCCGCTAAACCTAGGCGCATTTGTATTTTACTCTTTGCTTTTCGCATCCACCAGCTCAACCTGCCAAAGTTTCTTTCCGCCAGTGATTTTTGTTTTTATCTCAGACTTGGCTGGCGCATGATCGCCTGCCATGCGATTAAGCTCAGCGATTGCAGACACAGCAGCACCAATGCCGTTGGGTATCTCATTACCCTTGTCATCGATGCGCACGCTGTAACCAAGCTCAACAGCCTTCATGAGCATCTGGGTCTTCCATTGCAGCGTTGCGCCAAAGTGACGCTGAGACTCTTCCTTGGCTTCCTGTTTGAGTTCTTCGATCCTCTGGCGAACCTCGGGCAACTTAGAGAGGCCTAAGGCCACGTTTTGCGCTGTATGGGGATTGGCTGTCGACTCAGGAAAAGCCGCACGAAACGCATCAGCCTGCGTCTTGCCATCGAGCACGATGGCTTTTGCAAACCTTTCGATTTCAACTTGCGTTGGCTTTCTCTGGCTCATCCCCCAGCCCTTTAACGATCATTCGTTCAAATTCTAGCGTTTTTGTTGTTTTTTTGCATCTTCCCTATTGACTGTGACAGTCACAATAGATAATATACACACATCGAAGCAAACAACACCGAGGATTAAGACAATGAATGAGACAAACGAAGAAATGATGAAAGGCATCAAGAGAGCTGAATCTAAAGGCAACTTGATTGTCGAAAGAACGGGCAACAAGATCAATTTTTACGAGCGTAAGCGCAACAGCGATGGCGAAAGCACTAACGAAAAAGGCCATTTACTCACCGCATGGGAGCAACAGGACGACACCACTTGGAAAATGACTGCTCTCGGCTGTTTCGCAGCATGACCGCCAAAACCGCAGCCGAACGCAAGCGTGACGAAAGGTCACGCAAGCGAGCGCTTG